CTTCAATACCTTCGTCCTCGTGAATAGACGATGGGCCAAGCACTTTCATCTTGCTCGAGTCATACTTGGTATTGAGCCCAGTGCCCTCTTTGTAGAAACGTACATCGCGACCCTTAGTAGGGTCATCAATGAAAATTACGTCCTTAGTATCTTCGTCAATGCAAAGATTTGACAGTGACTTATCAAATGTGAAAGGCGCTGCCCAGTATAGGGGGCCTTCATCCTCGTCATTTCTGTCAATGATCCAGTAAAGGATGCGTTGGGTGGGGCTGAGTTTCTTGGCGAATTCCTTTTCGCCTTCTTGTTGTGCTTCGCGTTTAGCTTCTGCAAGTGGATCTTCCCCTTTAAGGTGCCTATTCAAGGACAAATAAGCCTGATTGTCAGCACCAATGTTATAGTTGACGAAAATGTCTAAACCATAATGGGCAGTTTCCTGCCATGGAGCATCATCAGGTTCCCAGGTAGGGGGGAGGATACGGATTAGGTTTTTGCCTTCTTTAGGCTTCCACTGTTTGAACTTGGGTTTTACAAAGGTGTCGAAATTGCCACCTTTCATGTTAGCCCGTTCTTTAAGCGTCTCTGCGCTGCGCTTCTTATAACTAAAGCCACGCTCTTCCTTTTTAACTATTTTTGCCATTAATCACCTTTCTGGCTACTCGTGCGTCATTCATATGCGCTCTATTTGAATGGTAGTGTGATATATCCTGTGCTTTTGAGGGTTTCAATGAAGTCGTTTCATAATAGTTGGCTGAATAAAGGGCTACCAAATCTCTTAGCATGAAACTGCGCTGCTGGAAAGCCTCCTTCAATGCGAGGAACCTGTCGGCTTTTGTTTTGGCGTGTAAGTAGGTTTGAAAGGCTTTTTCATGTTCTGGGCTGGTTAGGACGCAGCTCTGAACAACTTTATCTGTAACCCTATCTTTGACTTTAGCAAGTTTCTTGCGCCAAGAATTGTCGAGCTCCGCATCAACAACAGCGAGCTCCTCTTTCGCAGCGTCACGTTCAGCTAAGGCATCTGTCAGCTGATCGCTCACTTCATAAAATAGCATGGGTTGTCTGATGACTTCATCATCAAGAACCATTTTATCGATGGATAAGTTTTTTTGGAGATCATTTAGAGATATGGAGGTCATGGAGGGTCAAGCTATCATACGAGGATCGGGGCCTGCGAGAGTCAATTCATCATGACCATCATAATGTTTATACTCCCTAGCCTCCGCTACCCATGGCTTTTCCCACTCAGGTACGTGTACCGTTAATTCTACAAAGTGCGCTGTTTCCCTTCTGGGATCAAAATCCCAAATAGGCTGCATAGCCTTGAACATCTCTTGGGGTGTTTCACTATCACTGCCGTGAACTAGATATTTTTCACCGTCCGTCAATACTACTGCTCTGATTAACAGGGTTCTCATGCGTCTAACCTCATGGCTAAGCCTAGGGAGTAAAGCAGGGGTGCTAATTTATCTGATTGTAGGTAGGGGGTGCGAAATGCGTCAACTAATCCAAGCAAGTGTGTTGCTGTTTTATCGCTTTTGGTTTTGATTAGTACAGCTGCAAAGTAGTTTTGTAGGACTATTCTGATGCTTTCAGCGTCTTGGCCTTCAAGGTCATGGACAAACTTCATTGCGGCGGCCCATGTGTGACCTTTACCAGCGACTAGCCAGCGGGCTAGATCTATAGCCTCCTTGTTTTGGCCTGAAGCACGCATCAACTCTCGCGCTTCAGAAATGTTTTTTACGGAATAGCACTCTTCCAAATATACCAGTGCTTGACGGGGGCTCCCATTGCTGTTCTCAGCAATTAATTCTAATATTTCGTCAGTAGTTTCTATCTCTTCTCCGTTGCATACGCTGCACAGCAGATCAAAGATAATTTCTTCTTTAACCGGCTTTAGGTCATAGCGTGTGCACCGAGTGATGATAGCTTTGGGTATCTTGGAGATTTCGGTAGTGCAAAAAGCATAGTATACGTGCTGCGGTGGCTCTTCAACTGGTTTCAATAACACCGTCCACGCTTGGCTTGAAAGCCTGTGTGCTTCATCTATGATGATGAACTTGACTGGACTACCACCTATTGCTCGGTACAGACTCCTGGTTACTAACTCACGAGCGGCATCAGCACCTGATTGTGATGCACCATCTATTTCGACGAGATTAATGCTGCTACCCCCAGCAGCAAAAGACATAGCAAGAATCCGGGCAAGAGTAGTTTTTCCAGTCCCGCTAGGGCCGTTAAAGAGGAAAGCATGAGCACGTGCATCTTTGATTACCTTTTTGAGTGAGCGGACAATTGTGTTTTGGCCTAAAACATCATCAAAGGTTTTAGGCCTGTATTTGGTCCAAAGTGAATCCACTACAGATCCTTATTGGAAAAGAATTTCCCTATTTTGTCCATTTCAAGCCAGTTGGTGCCGATTGAACATTCTACGGATAAGGGAACATTGATGAATTTGTAGGGCGGGTTTAACATTGCCCGGTAGATAGTTTCAATTGATTCTTCAAGGATTTTAGGACTATCAGGGATGCAAAAAGTTAGGTCATCATGAATATTCATGATTGGATGTAGATGCCAATTGCCTGTATAAGCAGAATAATTAGATAAATAGCACATAGCACTGCAAACGATATCACAAGCCACAGATTGTATGGGGTGGTTAATTGCTTGATTTTTAGTGAGAGGATAATGCCGCCTACGACCAGTAGGAGCACTAACAAAACCAGTAGCGTAGTACGCATTCATGGTCTCCTGCTGCCATGAATAAATTCCATGAAAGGTTTTCCAGAACTCATTCATGAGTTTATCGATTGGTTCTTGTGGCGCGTTTAGATAGCCTGCTACTGAGGTATTGGCGGCTCCAAAAATGACTGGGAATACTAGCTTGTTTTTGATCCTGCCCCTGAACTTACCCATGATTTCAGGGTTCTTTAAATTTTTCAATCCACCAATGAAATCAGGATGGCGGTGGGCAGCCTTAACTGCCCACTCCATGTGAATATCATAATCCTCCCACATGGCTTTGATCAGTACTTGATCTTGCGTACACATAGCTGATGTACAGGCTTCTAATTGCCCGTAGTCAAAAGCTACGAGGACATGACCTTTAGGGGCCACTATCTGTTTGCGTAGCCACTTGTCTACTCTTACTGGCCAGTTTTGTTGGTTTGGTTCGTCGGAGCTTGTCCTACCTGTTTCTGCGAAGGTGGTATTGAAACTTGGGTGGATCCTGCCGTCGGGCCATATGAAGTTACCTTTGCCGAGCGTGAAGGGGTCGATGTAGGTTGATTTGAGGTGCGTTTTATTGCGGTGCTCTTCGATTGCTTTGGCGAGGGGGTGGTCAATTTTTGCAAGGACCCCTTTATCAACTGACTCCTTTCCATCAGCGTTAATAATTTTATCTCCAACTTTGATATAGTCTTTAAAGATCTTGATAACATCTGGTTGTGATGCCGGATTGAACGTCTTTCGTTCTGCAATGAAAGCTTTAACCTCATGAATTGCGAATATACGTCTCTCACATGTCTTGACCTCTTCATTCATTTTCCTTTCGAGTCGTTTGTTTTCAGCCTGATCGATGTCAATGCCAATTGACTGCATCAAGGCGACAGTGGGTTGCCTTTCGCGCGTTTGCTTATATGCAGGATATAGACCTGTTTGTTTAAGACGATTCGTTTGAAAATAATAAAGGCGTAATGTGAATTTCGTGTCCGCACCATTATAAAGTAGGGTTTCGTCAAGATCGGCGTTGGCCATATTCTTACGATCAAGCTTAAAGAGTGACTTATAAGCCAACCCGAAATATTGCTTGACGAGGAAATCCAGTGCTTGGTACGGGTTTGGTTGGAACTGGTCATCTGACCCTCCGCGTTTGCCTCGTCGTTCATCAAGGAAATGGGACTGCATCATCGTGCACTCCCAAACCTCATGATAGATAACTTTCTTACCCAGTCTGAAGATCAACCATTCAACCTCAAACGGGGTGTTGTGTGCTATTAGCCGTCCTTCTCCCTCCAGCACTGCTATCAGTGCTTTGATGATTTGCTTTTTTTCATCTTCAGTCCACCCTGCCTTAGGGTGGTCTAGTGCAAATGAGAAATTTGCATCTAGGGTACTCAGGGCTACCGTGAGTATCTTGGCCCCTGCGGCGTATGGCCTAAGGTGACTGGTTTCTAGGTCAATAGCCCTCTCAGCGGCCTTGGCAGCCTCACTCATGAGTTTAAGCAAAATGGGCAGTTGCCCCCGCCCTTTGCCGTTAAACGCCTGTATACCCGCCCTAACCGCTTGTGGCGTGTCAATTGTTGGAGGGTCAAGTTCAAGTGCCAGTTCTTTGGCTTTGGCTATGTCAAACTTGAGGGCATGCCCAAACTTGCTTCGCAGCGGGTCTGACTTCTTGAATGCCTTGTCAATGACATACTCGGGGCCATAAGTGGGCATGAAATAACAAGAGTGGTTGCCCACTTTGACTGCAAAGACCCTACCTCTGAGCCCTATCATGTCTGAGGAATTTAGCATCCATTGAAGTGGTAGAATACCCAGCCCAATGATGATTTTGGGTTTTGCCCGCTCAATTGATTTAGTAATCAACGAACGACAGCATTCCATGGCCACCCATGAATTACTAGAAGAATTAGCACTGTAATCACGAATGATATAATCGAAAGATACATAATCAATGCGACCCAGGCAATAACGAACGAGATTGCCTTCTTTAGACGTGAAGCTTCCCTTCTCATCGTCTGCCTCCGTTGGTTGACTGCCTAATACATAGACATCAGTTTGATCAGCCAAGTCAGGCTGCATCTTGGGTGAGCAATTGTCAGCCTTATCCAAGGGGCAGGCACGGCACCCCAATCTGTTTAAGGTTTCTTTTTGATTCTTAGCTGATTTGGGGAGGGCACGCTTGACGGTTGGTTTAGCTTTTTCTTTACTAAAAAAGAAAGACATTTCCCCTCCAAATGGTCAGAGTGGAGAGATTCGAACTCCCGACCCCGTGCACCCAAGGCACGTGCTCTGTCCAGGCTGAGCTACACTCTGTTATTCCCGTTCTTTACATGAACATTTAACAAAGTCATCTATGTATTTGAAAAGCAAAAGTGATGTTCTCATTAAGTTAAGTTTGGACTTACCAGCAGGCATATTGTTGGCTCGGATGAACATATTTGTAGCTACGTCAGTAAAGTATTCCCGTGTTTTGCCTTCATCATACTCCATCTCATTAAACTCTTCTTCAGTATATGGCTCTTTTCTCATTCCATTCTCCCTGATGGCTCATCTCTGTAGGTATCATCATCTGAATGGTAGGTTGAGAACTCCATTATTACACTGGGCTCAATCCCACCAAAACGATGTTTAGCAAGAGGGGGTACATGTATTGAATCCCCAGATTCTAGTACCTGATGTCTACCATCCAATTCAAATGCTACCTTTCCTGATACTACATAAAAGGTTTCATCTTTAACCTTGTGATGGTGCAGGCTGCATTGCATACCTTCGAATAGTTCTAATTTTTTACCGCAGTAAGCTGATTTATTTACTATCCAATATTCAAGCCCCCATTCTTTGATCACTACTTTCATCCCATATTACTCACTATCATGAGGAGTGACGGTGCTTTCTCAAGCATGGTGCAGTTTTCAAGGAAAGCAATATTATCACATGCCTGTAGTGCTTCCTGGACGTGACCAGCATTTATCATAGTGGTGATATCTGGGTGTCCATCAATTTTGATTTCGTCCTTGATCTCACCCATAGGGGTTTCAGTACGCATTCTGATGTAGCCTTTGGTTATGGCTATATCGGTGCGTTTGCTTTCAGGGTCTGCCAGCACCCTAGCCCTTGATAGGGCTTCATTGAGTGCTTTAGGCCACTGTACGGTTTTGGTACTTCCTTTGGTAGCCTGTTTGATCAGTGCATCAAAATCAATGGGATTTTCAATCTTGAGTACTCGACCATACACAGCCCAATCGTCAAAGTCAGCCCATACCCATTCATCGTTGAAGCACAATTGACCTTTGGTCAGTTCAAGTTTTTCCCATAGCCTCAGAACACTAGATACAAAAGCAGTAGGCAGAAGTACCCTATTAATACCAATGCTATTTTTGAGCCTAACACGTGTGATGGTATCCCCATTGCAAGAGAACATGGTGTCTAGTTCAATAGTCACACCATGCAGAGCCAGTTGTGTTTCATCAGTAGACACTGTTTGCAGGCATAGATTGAGGGCATTAATTACACTGAGGGTAATGGGTGTTTTTTCCCATTTACCATTTGGTTCTTTAAACAGAAAATCTGAACTCGGTACGTAAGGCAGCCTGCTGACGCTTTTGCCCATTTTGATAACAAGATCATTTTTGTCTAGGTCTAAGGTTACCTCCTCAGCAGAGCTACTAGAAAGCAGGCCAAGTAGTACAGTGCCATGCACTCCAAAATTATCTTCAGAGTCGTTAGGTCCAATAATGGCAATAGTGTCGTCATAGGCTGTGACAAACCCCTGTTCGAATGTGAAACACTGGAAGATAGGAACTGTATCATTCTTGGATAAGGCAGGTCGTATTAGTTCAAGCGTGTCAACTAGGTACTGTCTGTTCATCCCAACTCCTTTGGCCCACTCACGCCACTCATTCATGTCGGACTCAACATGGGGCCAATCTATTACCAATAGTCAGGTCCCGGAACACCTGGAGGGCCGTATGGGCCTACGGGCGGGAAAACAGGAAATCCCCGCCTTGGGTCCCGGCATTCGTTACGGTTAATACACAAGCCTGGATCAGTTCGATATACAGGACCAAACCGTTCTGGATTCCAAGGTCTTGCATCACGTGGCCATACATGAGCCGGTGGCCCACAAGGAACCTGACCGTAATAACCACATTGGGCGAAAGCCGCCGAATTAAGTGCCAGAATTGTTGCTAGTGCTAATAGTGTCTTTTTCATCAGGTTTCCTAAAAATTAGAAGGTTTTCATGACGTGGTACAAGCTTGTGGCCCAGCCAAGCATTTGAAGCTCTGACTGCGGCTGATGCGAAGTTCTTAGATAGGATAATGTGCTGCCAATAAATAAATCCAGCTTCACGGAAGTTTTCTACCGTATGAGCTGGGAAGTCTATTAGTTCTCCTGTTTTTTTATCCCTAAATAATCCGACAATGATGCATACGAATGCCCCTGGCTTAAGATGGTTATAGTGTGCATTTGCACAAAGCCACATAGAAGCATTAAATTCATTGTAACTGCTATGATTGCTAAGGTCATCCTTGTTATCACTGTACTGTTCCAGATTAAAATAAGGAGGACAGGTAATGGCAACATCGTACTGACCAACACCGTCAAGATGCCTACCATCGCCAAGGACATAAGACGCACCCTTTATTTTGAGTGAACTAAGTGTAGTTTCGTTTTCTCTGATTTGTTCTCTTCTGATTTCAATTCCGGTGTATTTGTATCCCATAATGGCGGATACCAAGCCTCGAGGTGGGCCTCCAGCAAAAGCGTCCAGAATTGTATTGCCAACTTTACCTGCATATCGAACAATGATCATCTCCATCAGTGGGGCAGGGAATACTGAGTGAGTGCCAGTATATATTGATTTGTGGTCTTTTCTAAAGGTTTGATTGCGGGCACCACTGTGCCCGGTTTCACCCATGAGCCTTCGCCAGTCACGGATACGACGGCTCATGATTTCATCAATATTCCATATAGTGGTTGTTGTAGCCCACCAGTCTTTCCCCTGTGCAGGAGGCACGTATGCCTCTTGTGTGGTGACTATTAGAGGGCGGGTAGTTTTGAGTACCTTACCTGAAACTTTATCGAATTTTCTAAAAAGCATTAATCACCTAAAAAGTATTGGCCCCGACCCAACCTAGCATCACTGAAAGGTCACTCTCTCCCTAAGGTAGAGAGCCTGGAAAATCGGGGCCAATTGGTGTTACTTAGTCGGGTAGCCCATGGATTCTCTCCACTTATTTGCCTTTTCTTTGACAGCTACCCAGTTGGCTTTCCACTCAGCGCTTTCGCGCTGATTTTCTTTTACGTTCCACATACGCTTGATGCGGTCTTCATTGCCACTATACCAAGATTTGGCATCAGTAATCCACTCAGCAGCCTTTTGATTGATTTCCTGCTGATTGGGCTCATCCTTGGAAAAACGCTCAACCATGGCACTGACGTCTTCCCACTTTGGCTCATAGCCGCCAAAGCCCTTCATAGGGCCATAACATATGGTTTCCATTTTATGGTAGGGGACGCCCTTTATGCAACCGTAGGCAAGATGGGCATGGCGGGCTTGGTATTTGAGGTCTAGGCGGTGCCAGTACTGTGACCAGAAATTAGACTCACAATACATTACGCTTTGGTTGATTTTTTCTCTGGCTTCTAAAGTATAGAATTGGGCCAGTTTTTGTCGGTTTATTCTGGCTTTAGTTTTCCATTTCTCTTCTTGACGACGTATGTATGACATTTCAGACGTCAGTGAAAAGACCTTCACTTTAAGATGTGATCTCATTTGATGCTCCTAGAGGGTATATGAACTCTTTTTAACTGCTTTCCACCTCTAGGGTGGGCCACGTGGTAATCTACGTCATGTTAACCTCCATTGGCGGCGCGAGTAGGGAGTTGAACCCTCAGCTGTGGGATTAGAAGCCCTTAGCCCCTACCCGGCTCGCCCTAGTGTTGCGGGGGGCGGATTTGAACCGACGACCCTTAGGTTATGGACCTAATGCTCTACCAGCCTGAGCTACCCCGCCTTAGTTACAAAGTCGCTACTGTAACAACGACCATCTTCAAATCACGAACCTTAGCTGGCTCAAGGTATTCTGTCCGGTCCTTGACCTTTTTATCAATTACCTTGGTACGCTTTGCATTGTGCTTTTCAAGAATGCCTTTGATATCAAGTTCAAAGAACAGTTCCTGATCAGTAGCGTCAGTCAGCTTTCTTTCACTTTCATAAAGCATACAGTCCGCAAGCGGAATGTTTTCATTTGGGTCAGCAATGAAGATTTGAACTACGCGTCGTACAGTCATTGGTACTCCTTGAACTAAGGGTAGTCTTTGATACGCTTGGGAGACTGGATCTTTATCAAATTGTGCTCTGCGTACCAGCTGCTTGGTCCATTCATCGTCCAAGGCTGATCGGCCTTGGATTGACTCCAGATTGTAGGCATTGGAACTGTAGGTCGACGAGGCCATCATTGGGGTATCACCTGTAGCCATATTACCTCCTGAGTAAGGTACACGGCCGGGCATAGACTAGAGAAGTATTGAGCCCGGCCGTGCATTTATCCGTTAGGTCAGTGGAAACCTCAACACTCCAGTATCACTTCTTAGATCGCTTAGGTGATGAAACTCTTGAACGTTTTTCCGTCAAGTGAATGAGTGTAATCACCGCGCCATTCTTTTCAAGCTTATGTCCGTGTGACACCATTTTTTTGAGGATGTTATAATAGGTGCCACCAAGCTGGTCTCTGACTTCACCGGCTGTAGCACCCTTTTCAAACATAGACAAGGCACGGCTGTTTTTAGAGCCGACCATGGAGCCCCATTTGTCTAGCTCTACGTCACTGTCATCATCTTCGCGTACTGGGGGTGGTTTAGTAGGTTTCTTTATTTTTGGTTCTTTAATTCGTTTAGTCTTTTTGCGAGGTGCTGTATCCTCAGGTTCATCAACTTCTTCTTCAAGTCCGGTAAGTTGAACTCCTGCCTCGTCTTCAGTTTCCATCTCGGGTTGTTCATCACTTCCCTGATTATCTCCCTCGTCGTCATCGGAATCTGAAAGATCCTCAGATCCATCCTCATCTTCAACCTCGTCATCAACGGGTTCTTCCTGCCCATTGTCCTCACTATCGACATCGGCGTCATCAGGATCACCTACTTCGTTGAAATCAGGTAGTTCAGCGTCTTTGTCACGGTTGTAGGATTCAACACAGGCATTGGCCCATAATGCAGCTTCATCTGTCAATTCATCAAATTCATCATTTTTGAGTTTTTGCACTGCGTTGAAGATTGATTTCAGGTAATCTTGCCTACCTGAGAATTTCCGTTGGATTTTGTAATGGGTAATTTCAAGGATTTCACGCTCAATCTCGTGCATGGCTTGCCCTCTTGGTTAGATGCATCCTAGGATTACCTTAATTCTTAAGAAGGTCAAGGCTTGGACTTCATTATTCTAGATAGAAGGGCGTTGCTTTTGAATAGGTTTGTGGTGGCTTTGGGAGCAAAATATTGGTTTACAAAGTCAGTTAAAGAAGGGTTGAAAATGCCATTAAAGCCGGGCTTTAAGAGCTCAACAATGCGTTTGGTATTTAGGTCTCCGGGGTCCTTAACCCCTTTTGGCAAGTAAGCTGCTCGTGCATTAATCCACTCAGCCAAATTAATTGCAGGGCCTTCTGCCCCTTCATCAAACAGTACAAAGGTTTGATCGAATTTTTTAACCAATGTTCTGAGTAAGGCTATCTGACTAATTGTTGGAGAAGTCCCAAATGTGCATGTTGCGTGTACGTCAGCATATGAGTGGTCGTTAATCCTCATAGCGTCAAATGGGCCTTCAACCACGAACAGCCTTGTTCCGCCTTTTTTAACAGTGTCAAAATGGAAGACCGTGGCTTTGACCAGTTCACTGGACATCAGGTAGCGCGGGGCATTTCTAGGGGCACCCAATGCCCTACTGGTCCAGCCATACAGTTCACCGTTGTGCCTGACAGGCATAATTATCCGATCCTTGTAGGTGCCTGCTAATGCACAACGCAACTCAAAGGTATTGATGATGTCGTGCGGGTTTTCATAGCCACGGGCTTGCAGATATCTGAAGAACCGGCTGGTAAACCCGCGTGACTTTATTTTATGGAAAGTTTTGAAGTACGGTTCCAGGTCAACAGGTTTTGCCTCAATATCTGGTGGATCTGTATCCTGAAGCGAGGCTAGCATAGCATCTAAAGTGTCAGGGTCAGCCTTGTTATACTGTGTGGATATGAATTTGGCCTGCTGTATGGAACAACGTAGGATTGCCCGGATGAGGAAATGTGTAGATTTCCCCCTATGACTTGGATCTCTATGACATCCCCATGCCTTAGTTTGCAGATTGATACCGAGATGCTCTGAGGGATCGTCGTCTCCGCACATGGGGCATTTGATAGAAACTTCTCCACGCTTCGTATTCGGGCCTCTAGTGACATACGGGATATTATTTTCATCTAGGAACCTTACCCAGTCCATGTGTTACCTGTGCTTTTTTATTGGGTAGGCTTGGACTGTGAATCCAACCTTCCCACGTGACTCTCCGTATTCGTTTACTTTGATGGCATCGCGCATTGCGTCAAGGCGCTCAAACACGTCCTTCTCAGTTTGACCAAAGCATTTGATGGCAATAATGACTTCCCTCAAATGTGCGATGCTGTAGCCCTCGGTCAATTCAACCCAGCGCTCAAGTTCATCATCTGACAAATCAACTTCTTTGTTTTTGAAGTAGACCCTTCTAGCTGCTTCTGAAGGCATGCCAATTTCCATGATCGTGTCAAACCTGGATGGCCTGTCAACAAAGCGCCTATCCAGGTATTGGGGGTAGTTCGTGGTAGCTATATGCACCACATTATCGGTTTGGAACTCACCATCTAGCAGAGCCAGTAGAGTGTGCTCACCGTGTTGACTGATAATAGCGTCAATATCCTCCATTACCGTGATAATGGGACGCTTTGGCTCAATGCGCCTTAGAATATTAATACACCAAATAACAGTCTGTGGATTATCCACAAATAGCACTGCACCCTTCAAATCCTGAATAAGGCGTTGGGTCATTTGCCAGATAGCACTGGTTTTACCGGAGCCTGGAGGCCCCCACATGAGCATGCCACGCTTGAAGGTAAAACCACGGTTATCGAACTGCTCCCTCAATTTCCAAAATTGAGAAAATTCCGCAAGCAGGATCTCTGTGGCGCTATCTGGCAGCGATAACAAATGATCGATGTTGATAACCATCTTTTCAAGGTAGGGGCCTTGATCACTCACCATGCACTTGTAAGCACCTGGAGGTACTGATTTGGTTACGTTGCTTACAGGGAAGTAGGAATTGCCTGTCTGAGCCCAGCAAGCGGCTTGGGCCAGTGTTTTAGCCCAATCTCCATTGGTCTCAGCTATAGTAGTTGGCATGTTTCCAGCTGGCTTTCCGACACGTGTTGGCACTTCAGTTCCTACTTGAGCAAGAAAATCGCTAAGTCCACCATTACTCATAATTTAACGTCTCCTTTGAGGAGCTGATCAAGCAATTGCTTGCCTTGTTTGTTTGAATAGAAGATACGTTCATCAACAGTACCTTCCATGAAGGGGTCTATGATCCACACTGGTTTGGTTTGACCAGCTCTCCAGATACGTTTTTCGCCTTGTTGGCGGTTGATAGGGCTGTCAGGTTGTTCAAAAAAGAACATGTAGTTAGCATGCTGCAAATTTAGTGAACTGGAACCTGACATGTCGTTGAGTACGAGTATTCTACAATTTGGATCATTTCTGAATTTTCGTAGTTCTCCCAATGTATCTTTTTGTCCGGACCACACTCTAGAATGTTTAATTTTAAGCCTACTAAGGCGATCACTAATAAGGAAGTTAGTGTGCACAAAATGGTGAAAAACAACCATTTTGCTAGTTGGCCCCATGGCATCAATTTTTTCCTCAAGGTAATCCAGTTTAGGATTGTTATCAAATGAAACCTTTATCTTGGTATTATTTTGGCCGTCTACAGTCATGAACCCAGATGCAAGCTGACGTAGCTGCATATAGGATGCCTGCACCCTCTCCCGTTCTTGGTCTTTAATAGATGCCATTAATTTGGCGGCAGCTATGCTGATGTAGTCTTTGATTGCAGTGGGAAGTGGGAGTTTATGCTTGATGTACCGCTTGGCGGGCAAATCGTGCATTTCAGCCGCATCATAGTGAATTGAATTGTGTTTGACCATCTTTTTAAGGATGGGCATCTTGGTTTTGTCAAACTTGTATTCGTCAAATTTGGTAAAGTAGTTTTGTTGTTTAGTGAAAAAAGCTTCCTGGAACAGCCCCTTAGTTTCACCTAAGGTTTTTCCAAAGTCTATAAGATAGAACTGTGACCAGAGATCTTCAGGATTTTTCCCAAAAGGTGTGCCAGATAGACCGATACCGTATTTACACTGTAGGCTAACAGCACGGCATAGCCTATAAGTGAGAGTATTGAGATTACTACATTTATGTATTTCGTCAGCGATGAAGGTATCAAATCCTTCAAAGACACGTCTGGTATCCTTTGGATTGATTGTCCAGCCCTTTTTCTTAGGGTTTTGCTTGGACAACATGGCTACGGCAGACGCGTAACAAATTACAAAAACATCACCGTCCTTTTCTTCAAGCCTACGCAGGTTTTCAGTGGTAGTGCCTATTAGTGGAACTAGATTAAGATCAGGAGTACGAAGTTTACACTCTTCAATCCATGTGTCTACAGAAGATATATAAGGTACAAAAACAATAGCTTTAGGGAATCCACCGGCGAGTTTCCTAGCATAAATAAAGAACAGGCTGATGCTGGTTTTACCCCCTCCCATGTCAAGATGTAACATGAACCGCTCATAAGTAGACAGCAGTAAATAACAAACAAGCTGGTGTACCCAAAGATTTTTGAAACCAGGAATATTTTTGATCTCATTATCAAGTTCCTCTAGCAGTTCTTGGCGTGAAAGCTTTTTAAGCCATTCATGGCTATCCATGGGCCGTTTAAGGAACGCCTTCACTATACGTGGATTGATCAAGTCTGAGTATCTTTAAGGAACTGAATTACATCCCAATAAAAGGACATTGCAGCCGAGACATTTTTAGCTTCATAAGCTTGGGCAAACTTAATAGCGAAATTGGCGTCATCGGCATGATCAAGGATGAACCTGAGATGTGCTGCTGCTTCCTCATATGAACATTTCATACGATCGGAAAGAGCATACGGTAGATCCCCGTTAATCCCCATCGGAGACCCGTTTACAAAACAGGTTGCTGTAGGGGATGCCCCCGTCTGGGAGCATGTTTTTGGTAATTACGTCTTCACAATCTTCCATTGTTTCATATACGTCAATACCCACCCTGCTTTCACAGTTCTTGGGTTCATTGACTATAATGCCCGCTCCATTACAGGCTGTATGGATCATCAATAGATATACGTACATCTTAGCCTCAATGAGGTTTGATTATCTTTGATTTTTCTTGCTCCATTAAGCCTTTTATATGGGCTCGTTGCATAACAGCATAGAAATCATGTGGTGGCATAGGGAACCGGCCTGCGTCCTGAAAGGTCAGGGTAGTGCCTCCTTGTTCATTTGCATGACCAAAGATGCATATGACAATACAGCTCTCTGCCCCTGTACGCCTTTCAATACGTTTGGCCTCTTTGGTCATTTTGACGATCATTTCAGCCTTTTCGCGGGCTGTCATTGGGTCGTTCATTGTAATTCCCTTCTTATCTTGACTAGTTCACGCTGAAGTACTTTTTTCTGCTTATCAATAGATCTAATTCCAGAACTAATACCTGCAATTTTATTTCTAGCACGTAATTGTCGTAATTCGTGAAGCCACCATGATCTTAAATTAACATAGGCTTGTGGTCGTGTGTGTTTCTTAAGGCGTAACCTCATGATATGTTACCTTATTGTTGTCTAGTGGTGGGCTCGGTGACACAAGCCAACCAAGAAACAACCCCAGAAGCAAGGATATGATAACTGTTTTTCCAAAATGCTCCTCAAGCATTGTCTTCCTCCTGTGGTAGTTGTTTGAAGTAGTCATTAGACATCAGAATGCTGTCAACCACGAAAGTGCCCATAGTGTAGTTCTGGCTAATGACTAAGCTTATTTTATCTTCATCATTGCGGCCACCAGAAACGTAGAGGCGTGCTAAACCCATTTTGTGCTCAGCCTCGGTCTGGTTATAGGTGATGACGCAATCAGCATGAGCAATCTTGCTCCAGGCCTCAGCAACCATTCCACTAGTCACATTTTTGGCTTTTTCAGAAGTGCGGTTGCCTTGGCTTACTATGGCCCCTGCTAGGTTCCGTGAAACAAAAATGCCTCTGAGCTCCTTATATACCTGATCAATTTCAAGCCTCATGTTTGAGGCATCCAGCTTCATGAGATCAGGATAATCCACG